CCTGGACCGTACGCATCGCCGTCGACGGGCGCCGCCGCAACACCGGCCGTGCTCTTACGGAAGAGTCGGTTGGTGGCAGTTGGGCGGCCGCCTCCGAGGGCGACGCGCTGGGGTTCGTGGTTGTAGGGGTCCATGATGGCGTTAAGGTAGGCCTTGAGTTGGCGCTTGTAACCGCTGTCGTTGCTGGGACTGGGCCGGGCTTGCCGCTTGAGCATCTTGCGCTGCTCGCGGAGTTTTGCGCGAAGCTGAGCGTCTGAGCCGCTGGGCCCGGGCTGCTTGGTGCTTGCGGGCTTGGGGGCTTTGACAGGCTTGCGCTGCTTGGCGTTGGGTGCATTGCTCATGGGGGCGGCTTGGTTCGCTGGGGGAGTGACGCGAGGGGGTTTGTCTCGGGCGCCCCGTGCGGGGCCGGGGCGCTTCAGTACGACCCCCAGCGGTCGGGTTGCGCGGCACAGGCCGGAGCCGACACGGGCCAGAGCAAGTCGTAGCCCTCGGCAAGCAACCAATTCTCGTTGTTGGCGGGATGACCCGCCTCCATCTCCAGATCGGCCCGCAGGATGCGGTCGAGCAGCGGGTGTGCGACGAACCCGCCGAAAGGCGTGTCCGCCACTGCCTGCTCCAGTTCCTGCAGATCCGCGGGCGCGATTCTGTAGAGCTCGCACAGCTCCTCCATCGCGGCATCGCTGGGTGTTTCGCGGCCAGTGCTCGGCGGGCGGTTGCCGCGGATCACGCGGGGTCCAGGACGGCCGAGCAAGCGCAGGATGGGCACATGGGAGGCGTCGACGTACAGGCCGCTGCGCACCGCGGCCACCCATTCGTTGTCGGGGATGTCGAAATCGCCGGCGAGTCGCCAGCTTGACTTGGCTAGCCATCGCCCGGGCTTCGGCCCCCAAACGCGTCCGCCGCGAGCTACTTGGTAGAAGCGCCCGCTGCAATACTCGGCGGCCAGTGGCCTCGTGGTGACCTTTGGCTTGGCAACCAAGCCGAGCTCCAGAAAGTAAGCTGGCGCGCGCCGACACGCCTCGTTGACAACGGCCAGCGGCCCGACACATATCATGTCGTCGCCGAGCACGGCCATGCGCC